CGCAATGCACGATCTCGTTCGGGACGGCGCTGTAGCCGGCGGTGTAGTTCACCGAGATCGCCGTGCCCTCGTAGATGGCGGGCGCCTCGAGGAACCGGATGATCGGCATCGGGCCATCCGTGCGGTCGACCCAGTAGTCGCCGGCGGGCACGGTCGTGAGCACGTTCGACGCGTTGTAGTAGGTGACGTCCGTCAGCGAGACGAACGGGTAGCCGGGGATCAAGGTGTCCTTCCACCAGGCGAGGTACAGCGTCTGCGCCGATGGCGACAGCGACAGCTGCGTGCGGCGCTCGATCAGCGAAATCGCCGCCTCGCGCAGGCGCGTGAGGTCCGCGTCGTCGTCGCTGTAGTCGATCTTCAGCGCCGACTTGATCGTGGAGAGGGGAACCGTCATGGAAAGCGACCTGGGGGGTTTCCCCCCCAAGCCACCGGAGACAAGAAAGAAATCAGACGCGGATGGCCGCGAACGCCGCCGCGAGGGTCACGCGGGAGTCGGTGCGCGCGTACATGTACATCTTCACGGCGTTCTGCACCGCGTTGCTGTACGGGTCGACGAGCGTGGTCATGCCGGTGCGGTCGAAGACCTCGAAGTAGTTGAAGTCGCCGACGACGGCGTAGGTGGTGTTCTCGGTCGCCGAGCCGGAGCCGTTGTTGACCCACTCGCTGATCGAGTACGGCACGCCGTACAGGGTCGCGGGGACGCCACCGTTGAGCGTGCTGCCGGTCGCGCCGGGAGTCCAGATGAAGTCGGTCGCGAACGCGCCATTGGTGGTCGTGGTGCCGCCGTTCTTCAGCTTGCGGGCCACCTTGAGGAACTCGTCGTGGAAGAGCCACCGGAACCGCGGCGAGTTGCGGTACTGCGGGGCGACGGCGTGGACGGTGTCGATGATGTTGTCCGCGGTCACGTTTCCGATCACCTGCGGCTGAGAGCCGAGGTTGATGCCGGTCGTGATGCCGTTCGTGCGCGCGATGCCCTGCGGGCCGGACGAGCCGGCGCCGGTCACGAAATCGTTCTCCATCTTGCGCTGCAGGCCGAGCGCCAGGCGGGTCGCGACGTAGTCCATCGCGCTGCCGACGCCGCCCTGGCCGATCGCGTCCTCGATGAACTCCTGCGTGAGCTGCGTGGCGCACCCGTACTTGTACGGAGTCACCGAGACGGTGGCGAACGACGGGTCGGACAGGGTGACGTCCGCGCCTTCGGTGACGAGGTAGCCGGTCGGGATGTTGCCCTCGACGAGCAGGGTGCGACGGCTGTCGACGGTGTTCACCACCGCGATCTGCCGGATGACGCTGTTCTGATACAGCTTCTCGCGGATGCGGCGCTCCATGTCGGTCGGCACGTTGCCGCCGGCGGTGATGTCGAGCTGTCCGGAGGCGCCGGTGACGGTCGCGGTGCCGAGGGCGCGCAGCGACGCGGTGTCGCCGGACATGACGGCGCGGAGCCACGCGCGGCTCTCGCCATCGGTGTTCGGCTCGAACTTCGGCGCGCGCGACGCGAACGTCGGCTGAGCCTCGATCTTCGCGAGCCGATCCTCGGTTGCCTTCAACTGCGCGCGGAGCTCGATCGCGGTGAGGTCCGCGTCCATGCGGGCGAACGCCTGCTTCTCCTCGCCGGAGCCGCGGCTGTCGACCAGCTGCGGCGCGAGGCCGGTGCGCGCCTCGTAGGCGGCGAGCGACTTGCGGTACTGGTGCGTGATGTTCTGGAGCTCGTGGAGCTCGTTCTGCTCAGCGGACATGATCAGCCATCCTTCGGAAATGGAGTGCGAGCCGCGCGTGCGCGGCCTCGATTGCGGCCGCGGAAACACTCCGCAGGCTCGAACTGGTCTGTGGGTACGCGGCGTCCTGCACGATGCTGATCTCGACAAGCTTCGCGCGCTTGACGAGTCGCTCTGTGCGGTTCTTGTTCCAGCTGTCTTCCTCGACGTAGAACCCGAAAGACATCTCGCCAGTGAGATCGCCGCGCTCGAGGAGGGCGCGGACATCGTTGCCGAGGGTCGTCTCGGGCAGCGTCGCCGAGAACGCGAGGCCGGCGCGATCGCTCTTCAGCGTCAACGTCTTGGACTTCGTGCGCGCGAGCGGCATCGACACGTCGTGGTTGTAGAACAGCTTCACGTCGTCGCCGGCGGACAGCGTGCCGTTGAACGCGCCGGGGGCGATGCGCTCGGTGAACGCGCGCCCGCCCTCGACGATCTCGCGGCTGTCCTGGCCGTAGACGGCCGCGTAGCCGGCGAGCGTCCGCCCGTCGAGACTCTGCTCGGTCGCGTCAATCGCGCGTCTAGAAATCATTCGGTGTGCCCTCCTGCGCGGACGTGTCGTCGCCGAGATTCGTCTGGCCGCCGCCCGTGCCCATGTTGAGCGCCACGATCGGCGCGTCGAGGCCGGGGAGCGGCTCGAGATCGAGCTCCTCGCGGGCCTCGTTCCGCGTGATGATGCCGGCCTCGACGCCGGTCCGAAGGGCGGCCATGTGCTCGGCCATGCCCGGGCGGACCAGGTCGTCGGTGTCCCACACGACCGAATCGAACGGCGTCGCGAGCTTCGCGGTGATCTCGGAGGCCCACACCGCGAGCCAGGGCGCGAGACACGCGTCTGCGTACATGCGGGAGAGCCATTCCATCGAGCCGTACGACGTGCCGACGTTCTCGGAGAGATAGGACGCCGGCACGCCGTAGATGCGCGAGACGTCGCCGACGCTGTATCGGCGGGCGGCCTCGAGGCCGGTGTCGTCCATCGTGCTCGAGATGCGCTCGACCTTGGCGCCCTCCATCATGACGAGCGGGCGGCCCGCGTTCACGCTGCCGGCGTGGCGGTCCATGTAGTCGCGCTCGATCTTCTGCATCGCCTCGGCGGACAGCTTGCCTGGATGCACGATGGCGATCTTCGGGTTGCCGGCGTTCTCGAACGACTTGAGCGCCATCTGCTCCTGGGCGGCGAGCAACTGCAGCGACGTGCGGCACAGCGCCACCGGCGACTCTCCCCACAGGCCGTTGAGGCCGGGCGCGCGCAGGTGGAACATGTCCGACATCTGCACCTCGCCGTACACCGCGGTCTTGTAGACGGGCCGCGCGCCGGACGTGTCGAGGGACACGCTCTCGGGCTCGAGCGGGATCAGCTCGAGGAGCTCGCCGCCGCGCGTGCGGTTGATCGCCGCGAACGCGTTCCCGTAGAGCAGCACCTGCATGGTGAGCGTGCGCCGCAGCTCGAACGACGACATGTACGGGCTCGGCGAGCGGAGCAGCGAGTCGGCGCCGCTGTTCGACACCTCGAGCTCGATGCGGGCGATGTCGCCGGCGATCAGCGTCACCGCCCGGTAGACCGGCGTGTAGCGCAGCGCCGTCAGAGGCCCGATGTACGGCAGCGCCGAGGGCGCGCCCGACACATAGGTCGACGACCACGGACCGATGAACATGCGATTGAGGAGGGATCGCAGCACGCGGTGATTGTCGCGCGCCCGTCAAACACGGGACCGATCCAAATCAGAGATCCTCATATCCGCTTCGAGTCTGGCCACCCCACGCGTGCAGGCCCATGATCGCGGCGACGAGCGGGTCGACGATCGACTTGTTCTTCCGCTTGTCGACGCGGATGTTGCCGTTCGCGTCGCGGATCGCGATCGCCGTCCGGCACGCGTTCCGCATGATCGGGTCGTCGCCGATCACGATGCGCCCGCCGACGTAGTACTGCTGCCACAGCTGGCACCCGGGACCCATGGTCGAGATCCCCTGCGAATACGACTGGAGCGGGATGCCGTCGACATTCACCACCTGCTCGGAGAAGTACTTCGAGCCCCACTGGTCGAACGCCACCGCCTGCAGCTGGAACTCCTCCGAGATCCGCCGCAGCTCCTCGCGGATCGCGTCGTAGCTGATCTCGCGGCCCGGCGTCAGGGTCAGGTGGCCGTTCGCCGCCCAGGCGCGGACGGGCACGCGGTAGTCCAGTTCCCGCTGCCTGATCTCGGCGTCCGGCCACCAGTAGTGGCCGCGGAGCGCCACCCGCCCGTCGTCGAGCGGGACGCAGACGACGAGGGCGGTCATGTCAAGGGATTTGGACAGGTCGAGGCCCGCCCAGGCGGCGCGCCCGCGCAGCGCCGGCCAGTCGATGTCCGTGGGCTTCGGGTAGATCGACAGGTCGAGCCACCCGCCTCCACCCTCGGTCATCCGGCACGCGTGGTAGCGGGCGAACTCCGCCCGCCCCATCGCCGTCGTGCGGGCGGACGCCCAGGCGCGGCGGATGCTGCGGACGTCCGGCTGTCCGTGCTCGCTGCCGGGATTCGCCTTCGGCCAGACCTCCTCGTCGTCCACC